TTCCCCATGCAATCCTGTGCGTGGGGGTCTCGGCACGGTTTCAGCCTAAAGCGCAGCATAATTCTTGGCCTTATGGTCAGGTCTTGTCGCTGGGCTTTGGAGTGCGATCTTGCACTACTCGGGGGAACGGTTCCCCCGAGTTTTTATTGGAGATACATCATGACATTCACACAAGATGCAGAGAGCCCGGACACCGGCAACTACTACCGATTCAAGGTCTTAGCTGGGCGAGTCTGGTCAGCGGGCAACGGGTACGACGAGGGCGAACGCGTGAGCTTTCGAGTGATTGGCTCGAAAAAGTTAAGTCAGGCCGATCAACGTCTGTCGCTGTCCGCCAGCATAAACGGGAGCAATTGCACCCATGACTACGATTGCTGTGGGTGCGCAAGTACCTACGCAGCCGTGCGCAAAGTCAAGCCCGGGGTCTTTGCAGTGCAAGCCCGGACATCGTACAACTACTGATGAAATGGGTTAGCTACGTGCCCTCTCACGTAGCACTTTCTCGGGAGAACGGTTCCCCCGAGTTTTTATTGGAGAGCATCATGAAAGAGCAAATCAAAGGCGTGGGCTACGACGGCAAGCTGTGGCTTCTCATAGACGACGTAACTCAGGTCAGCGTCAAGGTGGGCGACATACGCGAGTGCTTCAGGGGCGAGAAGGCCAAGATGCTAGACGGCACAGCCCCACACAAGCCCAGCAGCACAGGGCGCGTTCAGTCGTCCAAGGGCGAGTACTTCCCCGGCGTCTACGGATGCAAGTGGATTAAGCTATGAACATCTACTACGCAGGCCGGCTCATCGTCGTCGAGTCGAACATCGCATGGGCGCTGCCCTACTGGCGCAAGCGCAAGCAACTGGATGACCGCATCACGTGGCGGTTTAGGTAAAGTCTAGCCAGCCTGTAGGCCCGTGACAGGGGCCTATGGCGTGGACGACCAGTGTATTTTGTGACTGAGCAGTCTACATTGTGGACGTACCGTCTATTTTGTGACTCAAAAATTCTACCCATCAGCTTGGCACCTTGTGCGTAGGTAGCGGTCAGCCAAAAAACCCTTATGAATCAACAACATTTTTGCTCTACTACTACTACTAACCTATATAAGATTTATATATATAAGGAGAAATTTCTTTTTGTTTTTTTCTTATCTCGGGGGAACCGTTCCCCCCAGTTGGAGGAAAAGAAAAAGGAGAAGCAAGAAAGCTGGAAGTTAAGAAGCTCTTTCTGGGACGTAGGTTGCCCCGGTATGATACGCCCGTAAGTCCTTGATTTATATAGAACCCAAAATAGTCCGCCACCACAGCACTTACTCGCGACCGGTGGACAGCACGTCCACCTATGATACACTTTCTTCTTTTTAGGAGGCATTTATGGAGTATTTGGACTATCACGAAACCTTTCCCACACGCTGGGAGATCACCGCGTCATACGCAATTTGTTGCGCCAAGTGCCACGAGACCAAACTCGCCAAGCACTTCCGACGCAAGCTAACCCGAGCGCAAGCCGAGGCCCGAGGATACAAGGGCATGCGTAATCAGGACGATCAGCCCAAGAAGTTGCAAGGGTTGCGCGTAATGACAGTCGAGTCGAAGTTCTGCACCAAGTGCCAGCCCGGGCACTACAAGCCGACAGAGATGACGATACCCGAGATGTACAAGGCTGCGTATGACGGCAAGGCATCGCTACCCCGGGTCAAGATAGACGCTGAGCGCAAGCGCAAGCAGGCCAGACGCAAGATGAGCGCGGCGGTGTCGGATCGTTGGGCCAAGTGGCGTGAGGCACCGTGGACGCACATACGGGCAAGACTGGCAGACGCTCTGACATCGGCCACGCACAGTGTCAACTACAACAGGCACCGCAAGATCATGAAGGACGAGGGTGTGCCCGAGATACTGGCGTTCTATGCGGCCTATCAGGAAGTGCTGCGCAAGATCAGGGCACGGTGCACCATCAATGCGCGGACCGAGGCGACGGTGGAGCCGCACACAACATGGGCAGAGTTGGCCGGCCCGGACACCATGAAGACGCTCCGCGCTTTGTGGGATGCGATACCCGACCCGGCCAAGGGGCGCATGCGGACGGTGCCCATGCTGCTCAACAAGGCGCAGCCTCTCGTGCTCGAGGGTTATGTAGCACCGAACCAAGGCAGCATCGACAGGCTGAACCTTGTCAAGAAATAACTCGGGGGAACTGTTCTCCCGAGAAACCGTGGGGGCTGCGGCCCAGCCCCAGTTTGTAACTAGGAGTTTTTCATCATGTCAACATTCACCAAGCAAGCCGCTCAGGCAACACGCAACCTCCGCGCTGAGATCAAGCGCATGGCAACCCGGGCAGCGATGCTCAAGCGGCCAGAGGTCAAGGCAGCGTTCGAGGCATTCCCCCTGACCATGCGCCGCAGCGTCGGCATGTCGGTAGCCAGCTACAGCAACACGATCTACATCAACGCCACGGTGCGCGGTCTGGACTCGTTCAAAGATGCGAAGCTGACCCGCCTGCTCGAGCGCTTCATGGGCAGCGAGTGGACAGCCCGGGTCAACGAGTACACGAACGACACGCCCAACAAGGACTTCCACTTCGAGCGGCAGGTGGACGGGTTCACGATCCACGTGAGCATCTACGCCTATGTCAAGAGCGACAGCCCGCTGTGCCGCATCGTGGTCACAGGCGTGACCGAGCGCGTAGTGCGTGAGGAAGTCAAGCAGATCGTCTGCGCTTAAGCAGACAAACCGTAGCCGGTGCGGTTCACCGGCATTTCTCGGGGGAACGGTTCCCCCGACTTTTCTGGAGATCGATATGGAAATCAAAACATCTGAACTGACACGCGCGGCCCTTGATTGGGCAGTGTCGAAGTGCGTTGGCAACTGGGACTGGGAGCAGGGCGACCTAGACGCTGGAGAGTACGGCCCGGGGTTTAAGCCATCAACCGACTGGGCGCATGGTGGGCCGATCATTGAGCGGGAGGGAATCACAACCGCGCCGTACTCTACACACAACGAAGTGATCAGGGAGTGGAAAGCGGGGCGAGATTGGCCTATGAGTCACTTCCCGTACTACTTAGGCCCAACACCCCTAGTCGCAGCCATGCGCTGCTACGTGGCCTCAGTGCTGGGCGACACCGTTGATATACCCGAGGAGTTGACATGAACAAAGTCTTCGACATCCGCAAAGACCTGATGGAGACCCGCATCGCAGGCATACCGTGCACCGTACGCATTGACTATGTCAGCGTCACGCCACCTGACCCGAGGGGGGACAGCGACTGGGACTACTACGGCTACACCCAGTTCGACTACACCGTGTGTGACAGACGCGGCAGGCCGGCCCCGTGGCTGACCAAGAAGATGACCCGCGCTGACGATGCGCGGATACACGACGAGTATTTCGCCTGATCTCAGGCAACCGGTGGGCACTGCCGACCAATGTCAATCAACCCGGGGGAACCGTTCCCCCGACTTTCAGGAGTTTCGAGATGACTAAGCACACACAAGGCCCGTGGGTCTTCAACACATCCGGCGTGGACAGTTTCTACGTTACCCCACAGCATCACACGCTGTGGACGGTAGCCAAGACGTACACGCTGGCAGACGCTCGACTGATCGCCGCTGCGCCCGACCTGTTGGACGCGCTCAAGATAGCGCTGGAAGCGCCTGATGATGACAAGTCGTGGGAAGACGACGCCATCGCCGCAATCAAGGCGGCAGACCCGCTGTGGCAGACCCCTTGGGAACTCAGACATCCGCTTAAGTAAAACCCGTAGCCGGTGCGGTTCACCGGCGTTTCTTTCAGGAGTAAACATCATGCCCGGAGCAATCCTTTATCAGGGCCCGTCCCAACTGGACGGCAAGCCCATCGTGGTCATCGCAGTATGGTCAAGCGCTAATCGCAAGACCGGCGACATGCTGCAGACCTACATCCTGCGCTCAGACATCGACCCGCGGGAGGCCAACAAGTACGGCGAAGACGAGTCGATCTGCGGCCAGTGCCAGCACAGGGGCACGCCTACCTTCGATCCTCTCAAGGCTCTCGCAGAGGGGCGCACGTGCTACGTCAACATGGGCCAAGGCGTGCTGATTGTGTACAACGGTTTCCGTGCCGGCAAGTACCCGGTGGCGAGCCCCCGCACTGTGGGCGCAGGGCGCAACGTGCGCATCGGCACCTATGGTGACGGCGCTGCTGCACCCAGCTATGTGTGGGACGACCTGCTGTTCGGGGCCAAGGGGCACACAGCCTACAGCCACAACGGCGGCGACCCCCAGCGCTACATGGTCAGTGCCGACACGCTGACTCAGGCGAAGGTGGCTTGGGCCAGCAAGTACCGCACGTTTCGTGTGGTGCACAGCGTAGAAGAGATCGACCGCAAGCACGAAGTGCTCTGCCCAGCAAGCAAGGAGGCGGGCTACAAGGCGACATGCGCCACGTGTCTGCTGTGCGGGGGCACATCGGTGCAGGCCAAGAGCATCGCCATACCTGTGCACGGCAGCGGCGCTGTGCACTTTCAGTAAGTAACTCGGGGGAACCGTTCCCCCAAGAACCCGTAGCCGGTGCGGTTCACCGGCAGTTAACTGGAGATCGATATGTTTTTCGAAGTTGAATTGAAGCGTGAGTCCTACGTGACTTTCTTCATAGAAGCAGACAGCCCCGACGAGGCGGAAGACAAGGCGTGGGAAGAGTTGAAGAAATCCGGCGATTTTGGCGAAGATGCCAGTTGGAGCGTCGAGTCTATTGAAGATGTGGAGGCAACATGAAAAAGAAACGCTGGACATACAAGGTGTATTACGCAGGCCGCTTCGTGGCTTCGTTCACATCACGGGCGAAAGCCCGGGAGTTTATGGAGAACATGACCGACTTCGATGTGCCCTTCCTCATCACGCCCGACATTGCGGGGCAGATACCAACCATGATTGGGACACTGAAATGAAAGCTTTCCTGTGGGCACTCGCCCAAGCAATCCTCGGCGCTGCCATCTGGGGCGGCGTGTTTATCTATTACTTTTGGAGCATGACACCATGATCGGATACAAACTCTTTCGCAAACGCAAGGACGGGACATACGGCCCGCTGTTCATCAACCGCAAGCTGCGGCTGGTGCGGCACAAATCGTACGAAGCCGAGGATCATCCCACCAAGGGCTTCGCGCATCGTCCGGGCTGGCACATCTGCTCGGAGCCCATCGCACCGCACTTGAGGCAAGGCGGGGACAGGGTGTGGTGCCGGGTGGAGTTCATGAAGCAGGCCGTCATCGAGCGCCCGCTTAGTCAGGGCGGCATCTGGTACCTCGGCAGTCACATGATGATCCTCGAAGAGATCTAAAAAATCCCCACATCTGTGTTATTCTCGTTACCGCGTTCTTTCTTATTAACTTTTCTGGAGTATTACGGTGCAACCAATAGTAAATATCGTGTACATTACTTCTTACTAACTAAGGAGTTTTTATGCTGATCAGACAGGTACTTGGGCTTGCAAAAAATGTAAACCTCAAGGCGCATCGAACGTATCGGATTTGGTACGGCATGCGGCAACGGGTGTATTACAAAAAGCATCACGCCTATGAGCTGTACCAAGCGTTGGGGGCGACTGTCTGTGACCGGTGGCTGGGTAAGACGGGGTTCTTATCCTTCTTAGAAGACATGGGGCACCCGCCTACAGATAAACATTCGTTAGAGCGTATCGACAACAACGGCATGTACAGCCCAGAGAATTGCAAGTGGGGCACACCCGCTGAGCAGTCCAGAAACAGAAGTTCATGTCGGTACTTTGATACGCCCGCAGGGCGAATGTGTTTGTCAGAAGCGGCGAAGTATTACGGACTGACCCTAGCAACAGTGTACGGGCGGGTCTATTCAGGAATGACAGACCCAGTTTTAATTTTCTCACCCCGAAAAAAACGGGATAAACGGAGTTCAAAATGAGTGCTAACCTCACAACAAACCAAGACGGTCAAGTCGAATTCGCATACCTCGAGCGGGACGGCCTGCCGTGGCACGGCCTCGGCCAAGCGATGCCTATGGGGGCAAGCATCGCCGAGTGGCGCAAGCAGTCGGGTATGGACTGGCGCATCCAGCGCAGCAAGGTGCGCTACGCTGTCTCCCGTGACGAGGGCGCTGTGTTTGAGGAGATGGCTGACCAGCACGTACTGTTCCGCAGCGACAGCAAGAAGGCTCTCGGACTTGTGTCTGAGAAGTACAAGGTTGTGCAGCCCAGCGAGGTGATCGAGTTCTTCCGCGACATTGCCCGGGCAGGCGGGCTGGAGTTGAGTGCAGCGGGCACGATCTTCGGAGGCCGGCGGTTCTGGGCGACAGCCAAGATAGGTGAGGCGAGTCCAACCAGTGTACGTGACAAGATCGGCGGTTACCTGCTGATCAGCACCAGCGCTGACGGTTCGCTGGCTACCGAGGTGAGGCGCACGACGGTGCGCACGGTGTGCTCCAACACGCTGGCTATGGCGATGGCGGATGCGCCGGCCTCGATCAAGGTGTCGCACAAGTCGGTGTTCGACCCTGCAGCCGTGAAGGACTTCATGGGGCTCAACGAGGCGGCGTGGGAGGCGTTCAAGCATCAAGTCGTGCGGCTGGCTAACAAGCCAGTCATCCTCGAGGCGGCAGAGAAGATCACCGCGGACATCCTCGGGGGCGGCGACAAGGTGTACGCCACAGCGGGCTACAACAAGATCCTCGACCTGTTCCAAGGGCAGGCGAAGGGGGCTGACTTCGACGGTGTGAATGGCTCTGCTTGGGGCTTCATCAACGCCGTGACTGAGTACGCGGATTGGTTCTCTCGGGCCCGTACGCATGAGAACCGCTTCGTGTCATCGCAGTGGGGTCTGGGCGCAGACCTCAAGCAGCGTGCACTGGACGCTGTGCTGGCAGTTTAATCAACCGGGGGCTTCGGCCCCCACAACAAACCAACAGGAGAAATCAAATGAACATGAAAAGACTAAACGTATTCCGCCGCCTTGACGAACTCGAGACTGCAAACCTGCACTTGCAGGTCATGCTGAAGAGCGTCCGACTGGAACTCACGGCACTGAAGAGCGGGATACGACGGCCCGTGGCTACGCCCATACCCAAACCAAAGCCAAAGGTGGTTAAAGCAAGTGAGAAGCGGCGTGAGTACGCACGTAAGTACTACGCCAAGAAAAAAGCTGAGAAGCTGGCAGCGATGGAGGCATCATGAACCTAACGCAACAATTTAAACGGATGACCCGCCGCCTGACCCCTGTGGAGATGGCAGCGGCAGAGTTGGCAGAGGCTGAGTTGCATAGGCTTGAGGCGCACAGTGCGATGGAGTACGCCAGCAGCGTGGTCAGCTACGAAGACGCACGCATCAAACGATTGAGGAAGTTCCTAGCCGACGCGGAGAAACAAGCATGAGCAACCATACACCGGGGCCGTGGACGCTCAACGAGAACAACAACTGGAAGACCAACCCGTTTTCCATAACCGTGCGTAAGCCCGGAGTGCATAGCACTACCATCGTCAACATCCCCACACGCATGACCATACCACCGCAGGAACAGCAAGCCAACGCCCGACTGGTATCCGCTGCACCTGACCTGTTGGAGGCATTACAGACGATGCCGCAAGGCTTGATGACCACCGACGAGGACTGGATGCGCTGGATTGAAACTGCACGAACCGCAATCGACAAAGCAATCGGAGAAACCAAATGAAATACACACCAGCACCTTGGTACAGCAGAGGCGCGTCAATACGCCCAGCCAAAGGCCCCGGCAGTTCAGGTGGGTACAAGCCCTTGGCATCAGCGCAGCACGACAAGCGCCTGCCAGATAACCGCATTGCAAACGCAAGGATGATTGCCGCCGCACCTGAACTATACGAAGCCCTTGCATGGCTGATGCGACAAGTACCTGAGCCAAGTCTTCAGGGGGAGTACACAACGGGCTACCTTGCTTGCAAGGTTGCACTGCACAAAGCTATAAACGGAGAAGGAGTAGGAGCATGAGCATACTAGAAGAGATTAAGGTCAACAGAACACCTACTCACATGGTGCGCCCCGCAGCCCTTGAGTTGCAAAAGAAGACCAAAGTAATCATGGGCGAGTACGTTGAGCGAGAGAAGCTGCCGGGTGAAGTGGAGGCAGCAAAGATAAATATTTGGAATCGAACGACGTATCGCACGGGTGACGGTGACAGTATGCGTCAGGTGCCGAGAGCAGGCAGCTTGGATGCGTTTAGCTTGCCATCGCGGGGGAATCGGACATGACAACACAACCGGAAGCCTTGCGGCTGGCTGACAAAATGAGCAGCTACAAATTGTCTAGCGGTTACGCGTGGCATTGTCACAAAGCCGCCGCCGAACTACGCCGACTCCATGAGGTGAACACTGAACTGCTGGCGGCGTTGGAAAAGCTGGCACGGCTGGGGGACGGCGACCACTACGGCAACAGCGACGGCAACATGATTGCCCGTGCAGCTATAGACAAAGGAGAAGCCAAATGACTGACCTTGAAATCGACAAGGCGCTGGCGCTGGCTATTGGGTACAAGCTGTTTGATGTTAAGTTTCACCACGATATGTGGGCAGTTCTTGTGTACAAAGGTAGCTGGCGCGTGTTCTCCCATTGCGACTGGAACGTGATCGGCCCGATTGCGGCGCGGTATGACTGCTTTCCCTCAAACAGCTACCCCAAAGGATGGCGTTCCTTCGCACCTTGCTGCTGTGTGTACGCAGACACCCCACAGAAAGCAATTGCATTGGCAGTAATAGGAGCAAAGACATGAAAGATGATGAGATTGAGAATTTATTCGCCTACGGCTGGATAGATGCCGCCGTTGCCATTGCCATTGCGCTGCTTGCGCTGGTGGCGTTGTTTTTCTTTGCGGGGTATTTGACATGAAACTACCTGAACCTGTGCCCGTTGCCATTGTCTTTGCAACAGGGGAAGAGATACCGGGCTACACCACCGAGCAGATGTTGGCATGGGGCAAAGCCTGTGCCGAATCGGAGCGTGAGGCTTGCGCGAAGGTGGCAGAACAATTTGAGCCTGACGAGAAGACTAGCTATGTAATGTATGCAAGCAAAGCCATCAGAGCAAGGGGAAACACATGACAGGATTTGATTCAAAGCGCCAAATGGCAAAAGCCAAGCTGGAGCAGCCAGAGCAGCAAGCCGAGCCATGTGTAGGAAAAGACCCACTATGCCCTTGTCAAGATGGTGATGCGTGTCATTACAAAGACTGTGGGGATACGAAGGCACGGCCAGTGCCACTGGAGCAGCCAGAGCAGGAGCCGGTGATTAGCGCATGGAGTTTGCGGGAAGTGTATTTTGATGAAGACGGAGAACCGGTAATGCACAGAAGCCCACCCGCAGCACAGCGCCCGTGGGTAGGGCTGGAAGCAGAAGAGATACTTGATTTATTTGACAGGAACAATGTCTACGGCAGCAAGTGGATTGAGTTTGCCCGTACTGTGGAAGCCAAACTGAAGGAGCGCAACAATGGATAAGCTAAACGGTGGATTCGGTGCCGCTCCAATTAAAGGGGAGGGGATGATGGTGAACCCAGATGACTTGATATGGGAGTGCGATTTACGCACTTGCGCCAAGTGTGCAAAAGAATATGCGGAGTGGAAGGAAAAGTACGACCAACAACAGGCAAAACTAAGGAGCGCAACACATGACTTATGAAGCAAAAAGGGCAAAGTTCGTAGCGCGGATAAAAGCATTACCTGAGAAGGAGCAAGCAGCGTTCTGGCGCGGGATCATGGCAGTCGTCGATGCAGGGTACAGGACAGGATCAGCCCCCGAAGGCATGGCGAAATATTGGGTAGAGTTCTACACCGAACTAAAGGAGCGCAACACATGAGTTTCTGGCGACCAGAGTACGCAAATATGGGCGGGTTAGGCGACCCAACAGCCCGTTATCCACAAGGGGGCACCACTACCGAGGAAGAAACCGTGACTAACGAAGAACTACGCGACAAGATGCTGGCGTTCATTGAAACGCAAGATGGAAGCTATGACGATGAGTGGTACGCATCACCCCGAGACTTTGCGGCAACAATACTGACTGACTTTGCCGAATACCTTGGAGTTGAGATAGTTGTGCCAGCGTACATCCCACAAGTAAAGAAGGCAGTGATTGACCGCAATGAATTGTTTAAAGAATTGCTCCCCGGCATTCGCGATTTGTTTGACGTTGAGTACAAAAAGCGGACGGAAAAAGAGCCATGAGAGACAAGCGCATTTCTAAACAGAAACGAATAGGTGAACCGCTGGCAGTGGTCTACTGCATAAAGGTTACGCAAAGCCAGCGTATTGCACTGATGCGACTTGGCCCCGAGTGGTTACGAGAACAAATAGAAAAGGCCAAGCATGATAAAGCCCCACAGAGTTAAGGTCAGCCACGCTATCTTGACCCAGACGATGCAACTTTTGTTGCAAGGAACCGTGACCGCACAACAACTCAGTAGCCATACTGGTGTACACTTGGTCACAGCCCAAGAGTGGCTGCGGGCGCTCAAAGCCGGGGCCATCATACATGTCGTGGGCTGGCTGCAGGACTCGCTTGGGCGAGACGCGATACCTGTCTATGGTATGTGGGAAGGCGAGGACAAACCTCGGGCTAAGATGAGCCGAGCAGAGATATCGAGACGATACAGAGAACGCCAGAAGGAGAAACAATGAGCGCAAATGAGATACAGGTGGCCGGCAGCCACTACAAGACCAAGGCCATCCAGCCTTGGGACTACATTGCCGCCAATGAACTCGGGTACTTCGAGGGCAACATCGTCAAGTACGTGAGCCGTTGGCGTGACAAGGGTGGTGTGCAGGATCTGCGCAAGGCGCAGCACTACCTCGACAAGCTCATCGAGCTACAGAATAAAGATTGAGTCGGGCCATCGATGTAGTCTAGACAACCGCCTTGTATATGTGGCCCTAGATTGCGACAGCGCGTAGCCCGACAGCAGTTGTTTGACGCGCTGTTACTCCCCCACCACGAACCGAGGGGGCGTGGAATTTACATTCCCCCCTCACCTATTAACTAACCGGAGACATCCATGCTGACTCGAATGGAGAGAGCGCTTGTAATGGCGGACAAGTGCTGGGAAAAAGCCAACAACACTGCACCTGAGTTTGTCGAGCGGTACTTGGAACTGGCAGAAGAACTGTTGGCAACAAAGCCCGCAGTACGGGGAGACGAATTCAGAAGTTATTGCATGCGGCACAAGCTCAAGCGCGATGATCGGCTGCACCCAAATGTGTGGGTGTCCGGCGTACGTGCGCTGCACAGCCTTGGCTGGATCAGCCCAATAAGAAAGGTTGAGCCCGTCGAACTACACAACCACATGCCTTCAGTCACGTTGTGGCGAAGCGAAGTTTTTTATCAAGGGAAATAAAGATGGCAAACACGCCAGAGGCGCTTGTTAAGAAGCGCATACGAAAGATTCTCGAAGAAAGCAAAGCGTACTTTGCGATGCCAATTGGTACAGGCTACGGCAACAGCGGCGTGCCGGACTTCCTCATCTGCAACCGAGGTGGGTTCATCGCGATAGAAGCCAAGGCCGGCAAGGGCAAGACCACTGCGCTGCAAGAGTCGCACCTTGCAAAGATACGGGATGCCGGCGGCATTGCGCTGGTCATCAACGAAGAAAACATTCATGCACTCAAAGGAATACTCAATGGAGACTGACATCGATGACGCGCAGATGATGGAGGCGCTGTCCAAACTGGACGTACAAGCGCAGGAACACTTCCGGGCTGTCGTGCGCCTGCTTGCGCTCTGCTATACAAGCCCTGAGCTTTTCAGCGGACTGCTGATAACCCGCTGCGAAGACGAGACACTGATGACATCGCTGAACGCCAATGAGATGGAGGCCGCGGACATCCTTAGCAAAGCAACGAAATTCATCGGCGCTGTGGTGACGCATGACGCGCCACCTCGAGATCAATTCAACTAGGAACTATATGAGCGCACCGTACACAACACTACTGACAATCGATTTTGAAACTCGCTGGGACAGCAAGGAGTACACGTTACAAAAAATGACTACTGAGGAGTACATCCGTGATACAAAATTCTTGGCTTTCGGAGCGTGTATACATGAATACGGAACCGATGCAATCACTCAATGGTATGGAGGAGATGAGCTTCATCGAATCCTATCGACCTACGACTGGACTAAGACAGCAGTCCTTGCGCATAACGCCCAATTCGATGTGTCCATCCTCTCTTGGCGGTATAACGTCCGACCCGCTTTTATCTTCGATTCCTTGTCAATGGCGCGTGCTCTACGCGGCGTGGAAGTTGGCAATTCCCTCGCGAAACTTGCAAGCGATTTTGGTCTTCCCCCCAAAGGGCGAGCCGTATATTCTACGGATGGACTGGCCGTCCTTGAGCCTGAGACAGAACGAGAACTTGCTGAGTATTGCAAGCACGACGTATATCTCTGCGAGGAGATATTTAAGAGACTCGTTAAAGGATACCCTGCAAAGGAACTACGACTCATCGACATGACGATGAAGATGTACACACACCCGATGCTTGAGCTTGATGAGGACATGCTGTTCAACGCGCTGCATGAGGAGCGTGAGGCACGCGAAGAACTACTCGAGCGGCTGCAGATATCTGACGCGGACCTAGCCAGCAATGATCGCTTCGCGGAACTCCTGCGCAAGGTGGGTATGGAGCCGCCGACCAAGAAGAAGAAACCTACGGTCAGAACGCCCGAGCCTATCGGAGATAACTACGCGTTTGCCAAGACCGACGCCATGTTCCAAGCGATGCTCAACGGAGACAACGAAGATGTGCGCCAGCTATGCGAGGCGCGGCTCAAGGTTAAGTCCACATCCGAGCGCACACGGGCGCAGCGGTTCCTAGACATTGCAGGGCGGGGCACACTGCCGGTGCCACTGAGCTACTACGGTGCAGCCACGGGCCGATGGACGGCCAGCAAGGGCAGCGCCATCAACATGCAGAACCTCAAGCGTGGGAGCTTCCTGCGCAAGGCGATCATGGCACCGGAGGGGCATGTGTGCGTGGTGGGTGACCTGTCTCAGATCGAGCCCCGGGTGCTGGCATGGCTGGCTGACTACGACGACATGCTGCACATCTTCAATGCCGGCGGGGATCCGTACGCACAGTTCGGTGCACAGATGTTTAACATCCCTGACTTGAGCAAAGAGAGCCATCCTGATCTTCGCCAAAGTGCAAAGTCTGCTTTGCTAGGCGCGGGTTACGGTCTGGGGTGGGCATCGTTCGCAGCGCAGCTTCTGGTGGGCTTCCTCGGGGCTCCGCCGCAGCGCTACGACAAGGGCTTCGCCAAGAAGCTGGGGGTGACAGGTGACTACATCGAGCGCTTCCTTGAGTGGGACGACAACGTGGTCAAGATGAACGAGATCCCGCACACCTGTACGACACAGGAGTTGCTGATCCACTGCGTGGCGGCTAAGAAGATCATCGACATCTACCGTGCCACGGCACACGCCGTTGTGGGGTTCTGGGAACTGTGCTCCAGCCTGATCCAGCGTTCGTTGGCGGACGGTGAGGAGTACCGGCACAAGTGTCTTATTTTCAGGAAAGAAGAAATAGTTCTTCCCAGCGGCATGAGTTTGCTGTATCCTAACCTCCGTCAGCAGAAAGACAAAGATGGTAGGAGCCAGTGGGTATACGGGCCAGACGCTACCAAGATCTATGCCGGCAAGATCACGAACAATGTTACGCAGGGAACAGCACGTGTGGTGATGACTGACGGGATGCTCAGGGTTGCCAAACGCTACCCTGTGGTGGGAACAGTGCATGACGAGTTGATCGCTATTGCACCGGAGAAGGAAGCGCAAGAGGCGCACAAGTGGGTGCTTGCGCAGATGACGCTCGAGCCGAGTTACATGCCGGGGATTCCTCTGGCGGCTGACGGTGGCTTTCACCGTAGGTATGGACTAGCAAAGAAATAGGGAACATCATGAACTCAATTCCAACGGCAGTTAAGGTAGGCAAGCAGCCCTACCAAGTACAGTACAAACAACGAACGCCTAAGACCATGTACGGCAGCATCTACTATGACCGCAAGATCATTGAGGTGTTCAAGAACGATGACGCAGCGCGGGAACGTAACACGTTCTGGCACGAGTTGACACACGCCATCCTGCACGAGATGGGACATGAGCTTAGCCGCAACGAGAAGTTTGTGACTGAGTTTGCCGACAAGCTCAGCGGTGCTGTGGATAGCGCGAGGTTCGACAAAAATGTCTGAGCACCAAGTCAAGTGGAGCCATAGCTCCCTCAAAGATTTCGAAGGATGTGCTCGGCGCTACCATGAAGTGAAGGTGCTCAAGAAGTACCCCTTCCAAGAGACCGATGCCACACGCTACGGCGTGCAAGTCCACGAAGCCATCGAGCACTACATCAAGGACGACAAGCCAATCCCACCACAGTACGCGCAGTTCCAGCCGGTGGTGGACGCCATGATGCAGAAGACTGGGCGCGTGCTGGCCGAGTATGAGATGGCGCTGACCAAGGACTTGCGGGTATGCAAGTGGGACTCCCCGAATGCGTGGGTCCGCGGCATTGCCGACATCTTGGTTGTGGACGACGACAACCTGACCGCATGGGTGGGGGAC